CAATGATCGACTGGTTGAAGTTGAAACCATTCAGGTTAAATGCCATAGTGCTAACACCAAGAGCAGTAAACCAGATACCGACCACTGGCCAAGCAGCAAGGAAGAAGTGAAGAGAACGGCTATTATTGAAAGAAGCATACTGGAAGATCAGACGACCAAAGTAACCGTGTGCAGCAACAATGTTGTAGGTCTCTTCTTCTTGACCGAACTTGTAACCGTAGTTTTGCGATTCGGTTTCAGTCGTTTCACGGACTAGCGAAGACGTAACCAGACTTCCGTGCATAGCACTAAAGAGGCTGCCACCGAATACCCCAGCCACACCGAGCATATGGAAAGGATGCATGAGAATGTTGTGCTCAGCTTGGAAGACGAGCATGTAGTTGAATGTGCCCGAGATTCCGAGAGGCATTGCATCACTGAAGGAACCTTGACCGAAAGGATAGACAAGGAAAACTGCAGAAGCAGCGGCAACAGGAGCAGAGTAAGCAACACAAATCCAAGGACGCATCCCCAGACGGTAAGAGAGTTCCCATTCACGACCCATGTAAGCATAGATACCAATCAGGAAATGGAAGACGACCAGTTGGAAAGGTCCACCATTATATAGCCATTCATCAAGAGATGCTGCTTCCCAGATGGGATAGAAGTGCAGACCAATGGCGTTGCTTGAAGGGACTACTGCACCAGAGATGATGTTGTTGCCCCACATCAGCGAACCAGCGACGGGTTCACGGATGCCATCGATGTCCACAGGAGGAGCACCGACAAATGCGATGATGAAACAGATGCTTGCAGCGAGCAGGCAAGGGATCATCAGCACACCGAACCAACCAACATAAAGGCGGTTGTCCGTTGAAGTAACCCACTGGCAAAAAGATTCCCAGGGGGAAGTAGTACGTTGTTGTGAAATTGTAGCAGTCATTGTTTTAAGCAGTTAGTAAGACCATCAGGGAAATGGTGGAGATACTATGCTCCCCGCACCCTTAGCGAGGATATGAGAGACGGTTTTGTAACCCAGCCTAGTCTCGGTCAAGCGGCGGGGGTTGGACATTGTAACGAATCCGTAATGGTCCGTCACATTTGTTTACCTATTTATAATACTACGGTTTTCCGAATCTGTCAATGGAATTGTCTCATCCCTGTGCCACTCATCCAACCGCCTGGTCCTGACTGATAGGACTCAGATCCTCCCCCCAGAGAAGGGGTTGGATCTAATTGTGTAGTGGTCTTTCCACTAGAAGTAGCAATCTCGTACATCTTCTGGTGAATGTCATCAGGCTCGTGGTGTAAAGGATGATGATTGTCACTATCACAATCGAGAAGTTGTTTCTCTAGGATTGCCTTTTCTTTTGCAAGTTTCAACTCCATAGACCTTTCAGTCTCAGGAGCAGGACCAAACCAAGGATCATCTTCCAACACCTCAGGTGCAGGAATAGTCACATGCTTTTTGATGACTTTCTGAAGAGTACGTAGAATCATAGTTTATGCCCAAACTAATTTTTTAACATAATCATAAGCATAACGCTCACGATTTCCTTTGATTCCCCAACCTAACCAGTAGTATGCACCAACCATGTATTGTCTTACTGGTTGTCCATTTCCCTCAAACTCAGGGAGGTAACGTTGGAAGGTTGGCTCGTTAATCATATAACGAGTTTGGCATTTGAGAGTGCTAGGGTCGCAACCATAGCGTCTACCAAATTTACCAAGTCCATTATAGCGACCTACTGAGGTCCACTGAATAAGACCATAACCCCCACTACGGCAAGCGTGGTAAGGAACTCTAGCCCCTCCTTCGCATATGTTGGGAACGAAGTTGCTTTCAGATTTAATGTTTCCCATGATCGTAGCAAGTGCATTGCGATCTGAGATCTTGGTTGACTTTTGGAGTTGCTCAAGGACATACTGTTCGTTGGGTGTACACTTAGGGCATTTCCAAGTTTTATCATTTTCCACTTCAATTGAGATAACCTTCTCGGGATTTATTTTACCAACCACCGCAACATCAATAGGGGGTGGGTTTTTAATCTCGCTGATGCTTGGATACGCACAAGCAGCAGGGATAGAGGTTGCCAACGCAAGTGGCAAGATCTTTTTAAACATTAATTTGCATAGAATTCGTCATCCGAATAAAAGGGGGGTATACCGCAACCCTCTCGGGGGGCACCTTCCTCGGCTCTAGAGTCACGTCAAGGTCTCATAACAAAAGACCCACTGCGACGTGGGTCCTTACATAATACCATGGTATTTATGACTTGTCAAATTTGTCAGGGAGTGAAGACACGACCCCATCCGTCGTTGCCTTTGGGGCACCAGCGAGCTGCTAGATCAGACTTCTTATACACTGCACCTTTACCATTATATACATCCGAAGAGTAACCATCGTTAAGAGATCCATAAGGATCATTCACCACATAGTCTTCACCCTTCTTACCAATTACTACACACATATGACCACCTCTGGGAGCAGATAGTGGACCCCTGTGTAGGATACCAATGATGACTGGACGACCTAGTGCTAACTCAGTATCCAAATCGTTGAATGCCAAATCATAATGGAAAGATGATCTGACCCCATACATTTGCAAGACCTTTGTCTGCACAGCATGGTCTGTAGTATCACCAACGGCAAATACTTTTTCTACATAAGCATCATCACCTTTAGCACCCTTGAGTGTGCCTGGTTTAAAATACTCTAGACACATAGCACAGGAGGATGAGTTGCAAGTGCGCTCTCCATCTCTGTAGTTGTCAGTCTGTGGGAAGTAAGGTACTTCCATTACAGTTGACTTTGGTTTCTGTCTGAAGATTTTTACCCATTCGGAATCATCAGACAGAAATTCTGCTGGAAGATTATCTTCCAACCATTGCACAGCAGCAACATGCTGTTTGTTATCTTCAGAATAATACTTGAAGAAATTGTGTAGATCGACGTTCATATAGTGCCGATAAAGTGGCACTCTATTTAGAGAAACATAGCAAAAGAATTTCTAGTATTATTCATATACCTTCCCTCTTCTACAAATAGATTATGGAAAAGGTGACCTTCATAAATTACCAGACGATTAAACTGTTGCTCTTCTAGATGATACATTTCAAAATTATCATCTTCCCTGATAGGAGAATAGTAAACCTTCTCCATTGGATCTTGATCTGTAGAGATGTCAAAGTACTTGTATCGATACTTTGCTTTGAAGTCTGGTCGGTATTCTAGTCCAGACTTTTTATGTCTGTAGAATGCAGTGCCAGATTCGCCATCAATCTCATCATGGACATTCAAATACAAATTGAATGCTAGTGAGATGTCGGGATCAATGTGTGGATGATTAGACCTTCTCAGGACTTCTAGATTACCATCGTATTGATTGTAATAGAAACGTTTTTCTCCACCAGTAACGTCGTAGACTTTAGCAATCCCATCCATGAAAGGACAAAACTCAGGAAAATAATAATTTAGTTTGAGTTGATTGCCAGGAAACCACTCCTCAGATCTTTGCATTGGTATCAGTTTAAGAAACTCTACCAATGCAAAGGGGTTTTCTAAGAAGTTATCTACAACGATAACCATATTGTTTTGGTTACCAATTGTTTTAATGGATAGATCGCTACTGCCGTTGAGTTTGAAAACGGAAGTATCAACAATCATATTACCAGATGCCAGGGATGATTTGACCTGTTGCTGCATAACTACCCATTGCTGCGATGATACCAATCATAGCAGCCCAACCGTTAATACGCTCAGCTTTTTCGTTCATTGTTATTCTCCTTTTTGATTTAAGATACCACCCTCTGCCGACTTCAGAAGGTATTCGATAATTTTGTCGGGGTGAGTTTCACCATAAGGATCTTCCTCACAATTATCTTCTTTACCAGGCTCTTCCCAGAATGCTTCAATCACTCCGTTGTTTACAACCATAGAGTAACGCCAGGAGCGAGGACCAAAACCAAGATTCTCTTTAAGTACTAACTGATTAATGAGTCCAGTAAACATACCATTACCATCGGGCAGTGGGATGACATTGAAACCATAACCAAGATACTCAAACCAGGCATTCATAACGAAGGAATCATTAACCGATACACAATATACATGTGTAATGCCCAGGTTTCTCAGTTTAGCAAAAGCATCTTCATAATCTGGGAGTTGCCTACCAGTACAGGTAGGAGTAAATGCACCAGGCAAAGAAAATACTACACACCGTTTACCAGCAAACCAGTCTTCGGTGTCGTAAATACGCCATTCGTATTTGTTTTCATTATTACTTGTGTCTTGCTCCCTGACATACCATTTTACGTCAGGGACTTTCATACCAATCATTGACATGCTTTAGAAGGAATTACAGGATTACGAGTTACATTTTTGATGACAATAAATGCATCATTTTGATAGGTAACTGTGCCAAAAGGTTTAGACCATTTGGGGTTACCGTTTGGATTAGTGGCAGTGCCTGTCACAGACATACCACCAATTTGTACAGCAATTTCATCGCCGTGTTCCCATCCGAGATTTTGAAGGGCAATAGCAAGTTGTCCTAACCATGCGCCTTCACTCATCACAGGTTCTCCTCCTGCTCGGTCAGGATCACACAGTCGCTAGTGGGATATGCCACACAGGTGAGCACCCAACCTTCAGCAATCTGATCATCATCAAGGAAAGATTGCTCTTCGTTGTCTACTGTACCAGAGAGGAGTTTTCCTGCACAAGCTGAGCAAGCGCCCGCTTTGCACGAAGAAGGGAGATCAACGCCCGCTTCCTCTGCCGCTTCGAGAATATATTGATCCTCTGGGCACTGGATGGTAGTTTCGGTACCGTCAGGAGACTGGAGAGTAACATTGTAGACTGTCATAGGTTTTAGTAAGTTTCAACAACCTTCTCAACAGAATAGCATAGAAGCACTAGGAAAGCAACTGATGTTATGGTCCAAAGACTTTCAATCATCAGATGACCCCGAAGAAGAGGTGACCAGTGAGAGCGTAAGAAATAAACCCAGCAACAATGCCGACCATTGCCCAACGTCCATTCATCTTCTCCGCTTTTTCAGCATAAGGTTCGATACCATAACGCTCAAGATCTTCTTTGGTCATATACATGGAAGGCTCTTTTGCCCACATGTTTTGTTGACCCCATTCATTTTTGGTAACAGTCATTGCTTTGTAACAAATTGTGACATAATTATATAGCAATTATAAATTTTTGTCAACTGTCAAAGTGGATACCAATGTTACCAGATACTGATATTCTTAGATTATCTGTGGGTTGTGGATAAACAGTATGTATCATAGTAGAGGGGAAGACCATAAACATACCGATGCTGCGTGAATCAATAGCGATCGGTGTGCCATGATTATCTTTGATGAAATAGAAAGGTGCGTCACCATCATTCACATCGATGTACGCAACAAAAGAATAGAGTGACATGTTATGAGTGTGGGGGAAATGTGCGTCTCCCTTCCTCATAACATTCACCCACATCTTTTCTATTCTAAACATGTCATGTCTGACACCATACCATCCTGCATCTTCTTGATGTAGTTTCATCTGGGAATGCACAATAGCATTTAACCAAAACTCAAACTTGGGTGGTATCTCACACACAAACTCTTCTCTATTAGAAGCATATGGATTATCACCTAGAGGATCTCGTTTTTCGATACCTGCATAGGCATACTCTTTTAACTCAGAGAATTCTTCTTCTCTGATCTTGCCTGCAAAAATGTCTGTATATTCTAGAAATTGCATAATACACCAGAAAGGACTTGAACCTTCACATCGATTGATACTGGAACCTAAACCCAGCGCGTCTACCAATTCCGCCACTGGTGCGTGGGGTGGTTTTAACTGGACCACCAACCAGGCGGGGTAACCCCATCCGCACCACTTGCTTTTAGGAAGCAAGAAACCCGAGCGTCCAAAGGGACTATCCCGACCAGGGTTGTTAACGTGTCTCCATCACGGGCATATTAGGGATGACTCCACCAGGGTTTTTACGTCTCTCCATGACGGGGCGGGGGCGCTAACCCCCCATGCACGCCACCAATTCTTAAGGAAAAATTGGAAACCTCGCGTCAACGAGTGTATGAACATCTCTCATGCGTTACAACCATCTAGTTTAAAGTCTATTGGCAAAGACTAGGAGAAGGTGATTACATCCTTGCCCTCGGAAGACAAGTAATCAAGATAGTTTACAGGTTCTGCAGCACCATAGGTGTGACTGCCTGAAAAAATACTGATATTGTAATCAGGATCGTATGCATCCATAATACTATCAAGTGCATCTAGATCGGTCCTTCGCTTACCCTTGCCTAGTTGCTTTGCAATTGCTTGCATACCTTGATAGTGACGCCAGATTTCGCTTTGGAGATTTGAATCTACATTATCATCAATAGATTGTTTTACTGCTTGACTAAGTGCGTTAGATGCTGCTTGATACAAATTCATGGTGGTAATCAGGTGTAATGACGATAGGCACCGACCTCGGGATCGGGGTCGAGCCATTTAGTGTACTCAAAATCTTCCATTGCAGTTTGAATTTGCATACCGTTGTCACAAAGATACATGTCTTTGTAACGCTTAGTCCACTCATCAAACTTTTGGATTCGATAGTCAGGGTACCCATTGTCGAGTACCCCAACGGAGACATATCGATAGGGTGATCTTTCTAGGATCACATTCACTTTAGGCATAATTAAGTGTTAGGTCTGTTTCAAGTTTAGTTAGGAGGATATCGTAATCCTCATCTACATCACCATAAAAGTCAACGCCACGATCCTCATAATGTTTCAGGATTTTATTATAAAGGTTAGGATACTCGGCGTCAAGTGTAATCTGTCGGTTAATGGCATCCCAAAGGATATCATTAGCAGACGAGAATTTCTGTGCTGTAGTCATAGACTTTACCTCTATTGGACCTAGATGCATCAAATGATGCAACGATCCAGGCTGGACTCGAACCAGCGACCGACTGCTTAGAAGGCAGTTGCTCTATCCAACTGAGCTACTGGACCAGTCAAGGTAGTAGCTTGGGGGTTTTGCTCCATCATCTCGGCGAACTGATGCAACTGATCGATCATAAGATCGACAAGCGTATCATCAAAATCGTTGAAGTCGTCTTGAAAATCGAAGTGACTCATGTGCCCCTTTGCTTACCTGTGAATTATAGCAGACCCATCAGCATGGGTCAAGGGGTGTGGTCAGTTTGGAAATAGTCTTTACGCATGTACCGACCGAGGATGTTACTGTTGTAATACGCTGGTGTCCCATCTGACATCGCCTCCGTTAGTACATTATTGATAAAAAGTTGTCGGGTCTCTTCAAAATTTACGAGTCCCTTTGTATTATGTAGGCTTAAAATCTCTCGTTTGTAGTTAGCATTCCCCAATTTCTTTCGCTCTGCAGTAAGCTCATCAGACGATCCATAGTATTTTTTCCAGTCACTTTCACTTCTAACTCTCCTACTTTTACCTGCAGGCTTTCGTAGCGACCAGAAGTACTTTCTGCCAATGTATATCCTGCCCGTGCTGAGATTAGTGATACGGTACACAAACCCGTAGTAAGAACCAATATCCTCACTAGTGAAGGGAGTGCCGTTGTAAGTCCAGGGATTTTCATAATCAATCTGTTTCTCCGTCGTCATCTTCAATACTAATACGCCGAGCGTCGTTTCTATCTATGTACGTTGACGGATCGTTGTAAACTTCAGACTTCAGCTCACGCAAGAGAAACTCTAGATCTCGTATAAGTATCTTTAAATTTTTCTTGTAGATATTTTTGTTAACCTCCACATGGTTATTCTAGTGTCAAAATCGATACTCGTCAAGTGTATCTAATACTTTATTGAGCATATCATGTGCCCCGTCGTGCCAGTCTTGACACTTCCCTGGTGGTTGTTCACTATAAAGTGCGTGCTTCATTTTTAAAACACGCACCTTAAACTCATCCACTGGTAGATGATTTCTCGGCATTATAATTTCTCATTGAGTGCTTTCCAATCGGCATCAAACTTTGCCAGACCTGCATCCGTCAACGAGTGATCATATAATCTCTGGAAGATGTCATAAGGCACAGTGCAAATGTCAGCGCCCACTCTGAAGCAAGCGGGTACTTGGCGAGCTTCCCTAATGGAAGCAGCGAGGACTTCTGTTTTGGCATTGTGGGTTGCATAAAGATCAGCAATTTCTTCAACTAGTGTTATACCATCCCAGTATTGATCATTCAACCTACCGATAAAAGGTGAAACATATGATGCCCCTGCCTTCGCCGCTAGGATCGCCTGACCCGCTGAGAAGACCAGAGTGACGTTAACCCTTACATCGTCGTCTGAGAGCGCCTTACACGCCTTCAGACCCTCTCTTGTGCATGGTAGTTTGATTGTGATGTTGGGACCTATCTCCAGGTACTCATCTGCCATTGAGATCATCTCTTCAGCGGTCTCTCCAACCACTTCAGCAGATACAGATGCAGTCCAGGGAAACAATTCAGAGATCTCTTTTAAGACATGCTTTGGATCTTTTCCTGCTTGGAGCATTAGTGACGGGTTAGTAGTAACACCATCGACTAATCCAGTGCTTACCCCGTGAGATATTAGGTCAACATCAGAGCAGTCCAGAAAAATCTTCATGACTCTCCTTGTGTAGTATGTACGTATTTAGGATAACAAAAAAGCACCCTAATGGGTGCTTAATGTGTATATCAACACAGTGTTATTTTTTATTATAAATTGGTTGTATGGATAACATATCCTCAAACCATTGTCGCAAGTGTATTCGATAGCAAGACCAATACTTGCATCCCCTATATGTTAGTTGATAACAAGCAGGTGGTCTGCTATCAGCGTCCATATCATCATAGTGATATGTGTAGTCTTCCATTACACTGTCATCTCAACCTTTTTGGTATAAGTGTGACCGCGATAATTAATGGTTACTTCTCTTTCTTCGTGCTTGTGCTCAGCATGATTATTATACTTAACACCACGATAAGAAGTTTCGTTGCTATAAAGATTAAGCAGTTTCATTGTAGTACTCCTGAAATACTAAGGATTTTTAGGCCCCGTTCCTTCAGTCGTTTGCGTCCTTGCTATCAAAACAATGAGGATCTGTATGATTCATCCAGTGGATGAGAAGATCAGATTTCTCAAAGGGAGTGAAAAGAGTTGTCTCTTCCAATCCTTGCTTCAACCATTCATAGTCTTCACAGCGAAGATAATTCTCCACTGGGACATGGCTAAAAAAGATCAGTGCTAATGATAGCATAGGATGAACGCTCCGTTCCGCGACTTACTTGCGTTCGCTATTTGCGAATAGCGAATGAACGTAATGGTAACTTTCGCTACCATTAATATTTATAAAACGCTACTCATTTGAAGTAGTTTGAGGCGATACCGAATTACGAATCGCCTTCTTTTTTTCGTTTTCCCAGAGCATCTCGGCAAAAGGATTACCGAATTGCTCTGTCTTGTCTAGTATAGCATCAAAGAGAGAATCCTGCAAATGTTCCTGCGGTGATGTCTTGTTTGATTCCTCCGACGACATAAGATTCGATCTCCGTTTCTTGTGGTGCATTCTGTTGACCCTTGGAATTCAACCAATGATCTGTCCAGGGCAGGGGATTATTCTTAGCAGGGATGTCATAGACAGGTTTGAGACCAATCGCTTTCATGCGACGGTTAGCGACCCACTCAACATAGTTGCCAAGTAGACGCTCATTCAAACCGATCATACTTCCATCACGGAAGAGATACTCTGCCCAACGCTTCTCTTCGTTGACAGTCTGCATGAACATGTCCACTACATATCCTTCTTCCTCTTCAGCAATTTTCTGCATTTCTGCATCGTCTCCGTCTCTCCACTTGTTGAGGATATTCTGCGTGATAACCAGATGTTGATTTTCATCTCTAGCAATAAGCGAGAGAATCTTTGCTGAGCCCTCCATAAGTTTATTCTCGCCAAAAGCAAACGAGCACGCGAAGGAAACGTAGAAGCGAATGCCTTCCAGGATGTTAACATTAGCAACTGCCCTATAAAGTTTACGCTTTAATTCGACACGATCAAAGGTGCCAGCATAGTGACCTTCCTTTGCCAACTCCCACATAGTACCAGTGTCATATTGATGAGCATGACTGATGAAATCATCATATGCCTGGGTCACAGAAGATGCCCTGTCGATGATGTTTTCGTCATCCAGGATAGTGTCAAACACTTCACTAGGATTAGGATACACATTCTTAATGATGTGAGTATAGGAGCGACTATGAATCATCTCCATGAATTCCCACACTGTCATACATGCTTCCAACTCAGGCAGAGAGCAGTAGGGGATGAATGCCATCCCAGGACCACGACCCTGCACAGAGTCCAGCATGATCTGATACTTCAGATTAGAAGTAAAGATATGCTTTTGTTGATCAGTAAGTTGTTGATAATCGGCACGATCTTTCTGGAGGGAGACCTCCTCAGGTCTCCAGAAGTAACCTAGTTGTTGCTGAGTCAATTTGTCGAAGACTGGATACTTATAAGAATCGTATCTCTGGACTCCCAGTGGTTGACCAAAAAACATTGGTTGTTTCTTGGTGTCCACTTTTCTTTTGTTAAAAACTGTCATTCCTTCAACCTCTTTAGACTTTGCAACTGTCACAATCTTCTTCCTCCGATTGTAGTAGATCCTCAATTAGTTTGTCAATCTCACTGGCACGTTGAATGTTATCTTCAACATCTCCGTCTTTCTTATTGTCGTATGTATTCTGATAGTATGAAGTCTTCCAACCATACTTGTATGTAGTCAATAGATCTTGTGCCATTACGGACACAGGAATCTCATTGTCAGGATAATTCTCAGGGTTGTAAGACCAGTTACCACTGATTGCTTGATCAAAGAATTTTTGCATTACGGCGGTGACCTTAATATAGCCTTCATTAGAAGCCATATCCCAGAGAAGGGTATAGTTATTCTTGAGAGTATTGTAACTGGGTACGATCTGTTTGAGGGGACCTTTCTTACTCTTCTTAATGGACAAGAATGCTCTAGGAGGCTCAATTCCATTTGTGGCATTTGACACAACGGAACTGCTCTCCGAAGGCATCTGTGCGGACAATGTGCTGTGTCTGATTCCGTATTGAAGAATCCTCTTGCGAAGAAACTCCCAATCACACTGTAACTCATTGGGTACAATTTCATCGACTTCCTTCTTGTATGTATCAATCGGAAGAATTCCATCAGAATACTTAGTGCGATCGAAGTAACCGCATGGACCTTTCTCCATTGCCATGGTGCAGGATGCCATCAGAAGGGCATACTGGAATCGCTCAGTAAGTTTGTGGACAAGATCATGTGCCTTGTACTGATCGTAACGTGCCTCATTCTTGGCGAGGTAGTGTGCCAGACCGATGAATCCAATGCCCAGAGAGCGGCGATTCTTGGTGCTCTTCTCTGCTGCCTTGACGGGATACTCCTGATAATCAATCAAGGCATCCAGACCCCTTACAGCGAGCTCACACAACTCATCCAACTCATCGATATTCTTCAGTTTGCCAACGTTGATAGCAGACAGAATGCATAGAGCAATCTCACCTTGCCCATCAATGTGCTGAATAGGTGTAGTGGGGAGAGTAATCTCCTGACACAGGTTAGACATATTCACTTTATCCTTGAAGGAAGAGTGAGTATTGCAGTGGTCGATATTCATGATGTAGATACGACCAGTCTCTGCTCTCTCCTTAAGGAGATCGAGAATCAATTCCTGAGCGCCGATTGTCTTACGGGGAATAGATTCGTCTTTCTCGTATGTGATATAGAGAGTGTCGAAAGCATCAGTGCCAAAAGCGTCATATAGACCAGGCACATCATGAGGAGAGAAGAGGGTGATAGTTTCATTCTTAATAAACCGCTCGTAAAACAGTTTACTGGTCTGAATAGAATAATCAAGTTTACGGACACGGTTGTCTTCTGTACCTTTGTTATTTTTTAGGACCAGGATGTCTTCTATTTCTTGGTGCCAGATTGGGAAGTGGACCGTCGCGCTTCCTCCTCGTATACCATTTTGCGTGCAGCAACGGACAGTTGCTTCAAACTTTTTGAGAAACGGTACAACTCCAGTGTGAG